TGCTGTCGCGCGCCGGCATGCAGGTCGGCATCGGCGAAGGTCGTCCCAACAGCCGCAATTCTACCGGCATCGGGTTTGGCCTGTGGGAGGTCGATATGTCCAACATAGGGATGGATACCAACATCCGCGGCTCAAAGAGGTTGCCGAAATGAGGGACACCACCGGCATGGACGAGAGAGTCAAGATCGAACTCGACGATCTTTATAAGATCGCCGAGAATGAAGGCCGCAATCTGCGGAGAGATGATGTGCTGAAGTTCGCAAAAGCAAATCATACATCCGCGATCTGGAAACTTTTCGATGAGCGCGAGCTGTGGGATGACGAGAAGGCTGCAAACATCGCTCGCCTCGAATATGCCGGCTCGATCATAATGTCGTACAAGGTCACAATCAGGGAGGATGGAGAGAACAAGCCGTTCCGGGCAACATTCAGCTTTACTCATGCCCCGGACAACGAAAGAGGATACGTGAGAACCGATACGATCCTCAAGGGAGAGGACCGCAAGCGCATGATCAGGACCCTGGTTGCGCGTGTCCGTAGCGAGATAGCGAACTATCCGCTGCGGGAATTAAAGCCGATCCTGGCTGCATGCGACGCTGTAGTCAGGAAATTAAAGTAAGTTGCGTTATGTCGTGTCCCGTCCCGTTGCGTCCGGTCAAGGCAGTCTGGTCAAGTCGCGTCAGGTTCCGTTACGTCGGGTCGAGTTGCGTCAGGGCAGTCATGTCGCGTTACGTCGCGCCAAGTTCTGTCCTGTCGGGTTTAGTCATGGCAGTCGAGTACTGTCTTGTCGGGTTCTGTTCAGTCTAGCCACGTTCCGTCGAGGCAGTCCTGTCCCGTCCCGTCGAGTCACGCAGTGTCGAGTTGAGTCGAGGCAGTCGCGTCAGGTCAAGGCAGTCATGTCCAGCCGCCTCAAGTAGGGTCGCGTCGAGCAATGTCCTGTCAGGTCATGTCGCGGCAGTCACGCCAAGATGCGTCAGGTCTAGTCGCGTCGCGTCGCGGCAGTCGTGTCAAGCCTAGTCGAGTTCTGTCCTGTCTGGTCAAGTCCCGGCAGTCATGTTGAGCCGCTTCAAGTCCCGCAGTGTCGAGTCGCGTCTTGGCAGTCAGGTCGGGTCGCGTCGGCTCAAGTCTCGTTCCGTCGCGTTGGGTCAGGTCGCGGCAGTCAAGTCGCCATGCGCTCTGATATGAAAACAGGTGGCCTGATCCGGAGCTTTCCTCGCCAGCGGAGAAATGAATCATGGGAAGATCAGGCTACAGCGACGATTATGACTTCCGGACGCTGAATCTCTGGCGCGGCACTGTTGAGCGCTCCATTCGCGGCAAACGCGGGCAGGCCTTCCTCAAGGAGATGTTGGCGGTGCTCGACACCATGCCGGAAAAGCGGCTGATTTCCAAAAGGTTGGAGGAGAACGGCGAAGTGTGCTCGCTCGGTGCCGTCGGCCGCTCCCGTGGTGTTTCCAACGATGTCATGCACGCCGTCAGTCCGGTGGATGATTTTGACGAGGCCGAGCATACCCACTCGATCGCAGGCCTGTTTTCAATCTCGCACGCGCTGGCTTGCGAGATCATGTACATTAACGACGAGGTCGAGTGGCGGCACGAGACGCCGGAACTGCGCTTCGCGCGGGTGCGGGCCTGGGTCGAAAGACAGATTCTCCCTTAGAAAATCTTGTGGTAGGCTGATCCCGATATCCATCGGGACCAGCCCGCCATGGCCAAAGACCCCAAGGTCATCCAGCTCGAAGACTTCCAGAAGCGCATGCGCCTTGCCCACGGCCGCCCCGAGCGGGTGACCGGCAAGAGCGGGCAGTACGGCCAGGATAGCTTCACCAAGGAGGACCCGGCCAATCAGGGCACCATGCGCTCTGACATGAACCACCCGGCCAACAAGCCATTCACCTCACCGTCGATTGTCGACCTTGGTGCCGGCACCTCGATGTCGCTCGATGACGATGGCAACGCCACCTCGTTCGAGCTGGGCGACGGCTCGGTCCTGATCGACCTCAACCCGTTCGGAGATATCGGAAATATCGACGAGGATGAGCAAGGGGAACGTGAGTTCGACGGCAACCTTGCGCTCGAAATGTCCGACATGGACCTCGCAGCGATCTCCTCGGAAATCATGGATGGGATCAGGCAGGATGAAGAATCCCGGAGGGACGTTCTCGAAACCCGTCAGAAGGGCATCAAGCTCCTCGGGCTCAAAATCGAAGAACCGCGCGGCGACACCGGGACGTCCAGTGCGCCGCTCGAAGGCATGTCGACCGTCCGTCACTCGCTCCTCCTCGAAGCCTGCACATCGTTCCAAGCCGGTGCAAGAGCTGAACTTCTCCCGTCCGAAGGCCCGGTTAAGGTCCGCGTTGATACGCCAATTGGCGCACCGCCATCCCCTCCTGGACAGCCTCCGCAAGGTCTCGGCTCGCAGCCGCTCGACGAACTCGCCGAAGGTCTCCAGATGGAGATGAATCACTACTTGACAACGACCGCGACGGAGTATGTACCTGACACCGACCGCATGCTGTTCACGGTTTCATTTTCCGGTGACGGATTCAAAAAGCTCTATCATGACCCCCTCAAGCAACGGCCAATGTCTCTTGCGGTCGATCCTGAAGACCTCATCGTATCGAACATGGCGACTGATATCGAAAGCTGTGGACGTGTCACCCACAGGATGCGGATGCGACGTTCAGTCCTGCGACGCATGCAGCTCGTGGGTGCCTACCGCGACATCAATCTTCAACAGGCCGCAGTCCCCGAAACCCCCGATGCGGTGAAGCAGGAGATCGCCGAAGTGGTTGGGGCCAAGCCCGAACCGATGCGGCCAAAGGACGTCGACTACACGCTCTATGAAAGTTATGTCGAGCTTGATCTTGACAGCTTTGCCCCGGAACAATTTAAGGGCAAGGCGTTGCCTTTGCCCTACCGTGTGACGATCGAGAAGGATTCAAAGCAGGTCCTGGAAATTTCGCGCAACTGGAAGGAAGACGATCCGCTATGTCAGGCACGCCAGACGTTCGTCCAGTATCCATTCATACCGGCACTTGGTTTCTACTCGCTCGGCTTCCTGCATCTGCTCGGCAATACGACACTTGCCCTGACTGCGGCAACCCGCGAGATGCTGGACGCCGGCATGTTTGCGAACTTCCCTGGCTTTGTGTACGCGAAGCAGGTCGGGCGGCAACTGACTAACCAGTTCCGATGCCCGCCGGGTGGCGGCATCTCGATCGACCTGCCCGCCGGTCAGAAGATCACCGACATGATCATGCCGCTGCCCTACAAGGAAGTGGGGCCGGCGTTTCCGGCGTTCCTGCAACACGTTGAGCAGAACGGCCGCCAGCTGGCGATGGTGTCCAACTCACCCGTGGCGGAAGGCAAGCAGGATGCGCCAGTCGGCACCACGCTCGCCCTCATCGAGCAGCAGACCAAAGTATTGGGCTCGGCCTTCAAGCGCCTGCATATGGCGCAGGCTCGTGAGTTTAAGATACTCGCTGAGCTGTTCGAGGAAGATCCGGAGGCGCTCTGGCGGCACTCGAAAAAGCCAGTCATGGCCTGGACCAAGCGGCTCGTCCTTCAGGCGTTGCAGAAGTACGAGCTGGTCCCAGTCGCCGATCCGAACAATCCGACCAGCCTGCACCGCATGGCAAAAGCAGCAATGTTAAAAACATTGCAGGCCGCAAACCCGAACATCTATGACCCCATAGCGGTGGATCGGCGCATCCTTACCATGGCTGCGATCGACGCCGAGGGTCTCTTCAAGGGGCCACAGCCGCAAGGCCCGGACCCGATGATGATGATGCTGCAAGCACGTATGCAGCTCCAGCAGTTGCAGCTCCAGATCAAGGACAAGGAGCTTCAGATTAAAGCGGTGACAGCAGCGATGCAGCAGCAGGGAAAAGCTGCCGATCGTTCCTCCAAGGAACGGGTCGAAATGCTCAAAGGCCAAATCGTGTCCTCCCAGCAGGAAATGCAGCTCCTCATGGACAGGCTGAAGATGAACGCCGACATGATCATGCACGTCCATGGCGAGATGTCCAAGCAGGCCGGCGGACCTACGGCGTTCGAGGGACGTCCTCCGGCTGGCGATCCCGGTGCTGTCCAGGAGCACAAGCCAACCTCGACCGGAACGGCGCATTAAGCCGTGATGTCTAACGAACAAGCCGCGCAGCACTTCGTCAATGCGATGAAGAAAATTCTGTTTGGAGAATTTGGCAGACCACCAGGAGAACGACTCGTGACCGAAACCAGAACAGCAGACGAACAGGTACGCTCGCTCTTACCAAAGTGGAAATCCCACAAGGTGGTGCGCGCAGCGCCGATCAGGGCGGTTTACGCGACCGAAGGCGACCAGGATCCCGGCTGGATAGTCTACCTCGATGGTCCGCCTGATCAGGAAACTTGGCCGTCAATCTTCGTCAAGCCGGAGGTGTTCCGGCGCTACATGCCGGTCATCGGCGACTATTTCATCATCTACGACGACGACTACGAGTCGGTGTCACCCAAAAAGGCCTTCGAGGAGGGATATTCGCAAGCCCAGGTACATGAG